GGAAAACAGCGCGCATCGTTGCCTGCGACAGGCGGACGCCATCGGCCATAGGTTCTCGTCCTCTGAAGGATGGGTTGGGCAGGTTGGACATTCGTCATTTGGATTGGGCAACCCGGTCTGGACTCGCGCCCCTCGGAATGGAACGATCCCGGCTTTCAAGATGGGAGTATTTTGATGCCGACTTTTAAGGTCGCGCATATCCGCGAACAGGGGCAGGATATGATCATTTTCCCGCTAAACAGCGCATTCGGACGACAGCCGGAAACTGAGCAACAAGACGAACTGGCTGCGTTGAAGTATCAGGCCCACGCCGCTGGTCTTGCAGGGCAAGCGGTCGCTGTCTGGGATGCTGGCGGCGGCCGAATGGGTTTCATGGGGCCGCCACAGTGGCAGGGCTTTCTTAGAAGCCTCAATCTCCGCGCGGTGATGGCGAGCGTGAACAGTCGATCTCTTGGTAGCTCGTCTTGCCATCGCACCCAGCGTGCTATGTGGCCCGGACCTAGTGAACGGTCGGCGCTACGCCGCCCCCTTCATCGCCAACTCCCAGTTGCCGGAGCTATTGATCACAAACTCCGCTGCCTCATTCGATGCTAACGCCAACAAAAGAGTGCCGGTGCCAGAGCGGATGTTGGAGACGTAGCCGCCGGATGTTTTATTCACGACTGTTTTTCGTGACCCAATCCGGACACCATCGAGGCTGAGATTGACATAGCGCGGCGCTGTACGAGACCCAGCAAGCCGAATGGCTGGAGCATCAACCGAACGAGCGCCGTCGGCAATGCACGTCACGTCCGCATCAGTATCGTAGTAGCCCATGCTTCGATTGAGATCCGATCGGACCATACCGGCGATGCTGCTGTCGCTCCAAAGATTCGCAACATTAAACCCACTCGGCTTCGTGCCAAAGCACTGAACGTTGCCGCTCGAATGCGTAACTACGGTACGCAGCAAAGTGGCGCCGGAATTTGTAGTCGTCACGGTGTTGTCATTGAGGTGGATCGGCAGACTGACGCTCGCGGTTACCTGGGCCACAAGGCCGTAGATGGCGGAGCCAAGACGCACTGTGTTGTCGTTTGCGACAGCGCCGGGGAAGTTCGTGATGCGAATGCCTGCGCCGGATGTTGCACTCGAGTCCATCGAAACATCGTTACCGGAGATCGTAAGTCGCGTTCCGGTAACAACCGTGTCGTTACTTTGACCGGTCGCATCGATCCCAACCTGAAGTACACCCTGAATGTTGTTGTTGAATACCGCCGTGTACGCTTGCTTTCCGTAGATGCCGATCGCCACCGATGAATCATACCCATAGTTGATGCTCTGAGTTACGTTGGCAATGCGATTAAGCGCGATGATGTTCCCGTAGCTCGATGGCTGATCGCTATATCCGTTCAATTGTATCGCAACATTGTCCACGCTGTTGATCAGGTTGCCGATAACCTGAAGGCCGTCGACGCCAGATCCGTATACTGCATGCCGCCTAGTGCTGCGAATGGTGTTCGATAGGATGTGAACATCGCGCCCATATGCGATGTTGATCGAATACCCTTCCGATAGACCCGGCAGTCCGACAATGTCATGGATGTAGCACCTCTCGATCCACCAAGTATTCGGAACAGAATCGCTGCCGTCCGGCTGCAGCCATACACCGACTGTCAGGTTTGAAATATCGCAATCGCGCACCTTCACCCGGTTAGCGGGGTCACGGCCAAACTTGGTCGTACTTCCAGAGTTGATGCCAACTTGATAGAGAGGTGTCGTATCCGCGCCAGTTAAGCCGGGGCCAACGATAGTCATTTTCTGAAAGATCGTATCGTCGGCGGCGCAGAACATCCCCCAGATATTGCCGGTCGCGTCGAGCGTCGTTGTGCCACCGCGATAAGTCTGTCCCTTTTTGCAGACAATCGCACCGTCGATCGCGTAATTGCCGTAACCGAGATCGACGATTGCGCCTTCCGGAGTGAAGTCGATCATGGCCTGAATTGCGGACCGCTGGGCGGAGGCACTGTCTGACGACGACCACCCAAACTGCGCCGGCGTATAGCGGAGCGCATTGACCGGGTCGTAACCGACATCCGTCGTGGTATCGTCGAGCGTGATGACCAGATCACCGGTTGTCGTGCCGTTCCTTTTGTAAAGCACGCCGCCGAGATCGCCGATTACATCGCGGCCAACGGTCCGAATATAGTCAGGTGCAGCCTCCGGTGCGTATACCTCAGCAAGAGCGCGCGTTGCAAACTCGTGCACCAAAAACACCGACATGGCTCCAGTCGCGATATCGCGCGCCGTGATTGCCGTTGCGGCAGCAGCTTCGGCGGCTGACTGAATGGCTGCACTCGCCTGGTCGGACAACATTCGAAAACGCGTTCCGTTGTTGTCGATATAGCCCGCAACCATCATGCCGGCTTTCAGTCCGCCGACCACAGGATCATTGCCACCCGCGGTTTTAATCGTCATAGGAGAGCCGCCGTTCAGAGACAACGTAACCGGAGACGACGTATTGTCGTCGGTCACGTTGAAGACAATCAGCGAATCCTTGTTCGCCATTGGATAGCCATTGGTCGCCTGAATAGCGTTGGCGGTGCCCGCACCTTCGTTCACCGCGCGATAGAAGCCATAAGGCAGGTCACCGACACGCGCCCACGAGCCAGAACCGGAAGACCCGAGTTTCTGGTAAACGCCGTTGTTCGCCGGAGTATCTTGAATAATCCAAGCCATCTGGTTGGCGGGATAGTTCAGGGCAGCGAGAGCCTGCGTCAGGGTTTTGAAGATGACACCGCCGCCGACGACAAAGCTGTTGACGATGGCCTCGATGTTGCCGATCACCGATGCCCGCGAGAATCGGCGAACCGACCGCGTCGCGCCGACGATCTCATGTCCGATGAACTCTCCGAGATCGGTTCCCGGCGTGATGTTAGGCGTGCGGATACCTTCAGTCATTCTTGCAATTCTCCAGTGGACAAGAGAGTCGACCTCAGGCGGCCGAACAGAATTCAGTGATGACTACGATGCCGGGCGCACCGGCGCCGCCGGATGCCGTACTCGTCGATCCTTGCGCGCCTGCGCCACTGCCGCCGCCGCCATATCCCGCTGCGCTGACGCCGTTTGCGACCGCGCCGAACGACGTTGCGGGAGGCGGCGCACCTGCTCCGAATGCCGCGCTACCCCCGTCACCAGACTGAATGCTGACCGTAGTGATGGTGCTGAACGTAGAAGTCCCGCCCTTGGCCCCGAAAACGCCAAGGTCACCCGTCACTGACGCGCCACCATTTCCACCCTGACCGATGGTACCGCTCGATCCACCCCCGCCGCCGCCACCGCCACCTGACGTAGTCGTTCCAGAGGCCGTCGCGCCGCCGCCACCTCCGCCTCCGCCCTGACACTCAATGATCGCGTAGACCATTCCGGTCGATGGAGTGTACGTGCCGGATGCGGTGAATTTCTGGACCTTCACCGCCGCGATCTTGCCCTCATACAACTCATCAAAGTTGCCGTTGATCTTACCCCCGGCGGTGCGAAGAGCGTCGCCCGTACCGTCATTCGGCGCGGCGCCAAGGTCGATCGTCTGCTTTGCCATTAGAAGTGATCCATGGTTAGGGCGAGATTGTCGAAGGTGTAGCCGTCATCATCCATTGATGGCGTATTCGGCTCCGCTTCGTGCAGCGTTGCTTGAACGACGTCTGTTTCTGCGCTGCCGACGTTGTAAGCGGTGAAAGCCCGTGCCTTCACGTCGATCTCGTCGCCGACTGCGAAACCATCGAGCCGCGCCACCCCGGTTGATACCGAAACGGTGACAGTCGAGAATGCGCCACCGCCATGCAGTCGATACGAGACGATGTAGTAGGCTGTTGCGCCGATATCGGCCCCGCCCGGTCCCGGGCTGAGTGATACGTTGAACACCAGTTCGGAGTCGGTGACGGTGAATGTCGGCACAGCCGGCAAGAGGCCAGATACATCGATGATCTCGCCGACTCGCCCGTTCCATGGCGGAGGCACTTCGGCATCCACCAGCGCCTCGATTTCCGGCGCAGCATCCACCAAAGTCAATTTCGCGGTCATGTTGTCGCCGCGCTCGACGTTCTTGACGATCACATCGAGGGCCGGCCCAGCGACCGACAAGCCGACCATGGCAAGGTCGCCAGCCGCAATGCCTGAGATGTCACCAATCAGCTGAAGCGAGTTCGTTTCGCCATCGACGGTTATTATGGATCGCCAGATTGACGTCCCATCCGACTTCCGCACAGCGACCGCATAGGAGCGCCCATCTTCCATCGACACCGGCGTGTCGAGCACAACGACCTGCCCACTCACCGAACGAATGCGACCCGAAACATGATTGCGGTCTAGAACATCGTGATTCAGCCGCGTCAGGTCGCCGCGCGCCAACACAAGCGATTCGATGTCCATGCTGACGGTGTAGGTATGCGGCCGATGGATCAGTTCGTATTGCCGTCGCCGAGCCTCTCTCCAGATCAGAGCCGGGTCAGTGATCCCCGGCATCGGCAGGTCTTCCGTGACCTCGACGTCGTTCGGATTGACGCCGGGGAATGGAACGATACGCTCCGCCTGATTGTAGCCGTTTGTCTCGTCAATGAACTGGACGCGATGGCCGTCCGGAAACAAGACCTGCGGCGTGGTGCCCTGAAAATCCCACGAATTGCGCGGAGTGATCGCAGAGATGTAGGCCGCGCTCGCCGTATCTATCGTGACGCCCCACCGCTCGCCATCATCGTGCGGCGTCGCGCGGCCGGCGGCAGCGATATCTCCGAGCACGTCCAGTCGCGTTGCGTCGTAGTCGTGGACTCGATTGTATTCCAGACCTTTCGATGTGCAGAACTCGTGCCATTGCTGCAACTTCGGCAAATCGATCTGATCATCACTCTTTGGGTAGGCATTGGCCGGACCCTGCAATACCCAACGAAATAAAGAGGCGGGGTTTCGCGTTTCGCGCGTGATCCATGTCTGGCTCGCCACATCCCAATCCGGACAGACGATCTGACCGACGCCATTGTAGTTATCAACGACACCGTTCAACTGATTGCTTGCGCGAATGCGCAGCACGGTCATGGCTACCGGCTTGCTGTAATTGAAGGGGCTTTCCGGCCTAATTGACCTGATGCAGCTCCAATCCGAGCGGTCGATAATTTTGGTATCGGTTTGATCGTCCGTCATCCGCGCGACGGCGATTTCATATTGTCCGCGAGTCGGGAACGTCCATTCGTAGGTGCGCCGAATGATCTTTTGTTCTTCGCCACTGATGTCGAGAGTGGCTACCGTTGACCACTCATCCGTCACGATATTTCGTTGACGGATTCGAACCTGAACGGTCCACCAGCCGGGCTTACCCTTGTCATTGTATCGGAGAAGGCCCTGTACAAAGGCGATATCGATTGAACAACCAGTGCAGTCTCGCGCAGTCGTCCTGTATTGTTCGCCGTCCTTCGTCGTCAGATTGACCGATAATTGCTCCTCAATGATCTGGCGCGGGTAGAGCGTCGAGACCGGAACTGTCGTTCCGTCGAACTGCTCGATCTCTATATCGTTGTATTTTCCCGTCGGAGTGTCGCCGAGCTGATGATCCACGATCGACAGCGGCCCATGGCCCCACAGAAACGCAGCCGTCACATACTGGTCATCTCCCACGATCGTGGTGAATGGTGTTGCTGCATAAGGCGGCGCATAGCGATGTCGCCCAAGGATCGAAGGGATAACGCCGCCAGGATTCGCGGAGTTCTTCAGCCCAGTTATGGCATAAATGTCAGTACCCTTATCCTGATCGCCGAGACCTCGCACCGGGATGAGCGCGTTCAGGAGCAGCGATCCGGCGATTGCAAAGCCGGCGGTTGCAAGGGAGCCGATGGTGGACAACGTTCCAGCAGTCGCAGCAATCGTTCCGTAACCGGTCAGACCAGCCGGAAACGCAGAACCAAGCAGCGAACCCGCGATCGTCGGCGCGTAGAATTGACCCAACGCAACAGCCGCAACCAGCACAGCCACCGAAAGCACGCTCCGCAGCGTGTCATCCCCCGGTACGGCGCGGACGACGACCATGGCGCCATGATGCGGACGGACGCGGTGCCAGATGGCACGATCAATAATGTGCTCGCCGATCGACATGCGAACACGTTCCAGCGGTACGCCCGGCAGGGCGACGACGGCCATCTCGGCGAGCGTCATGCCGTATGCGACGTCAAGCCGTCGCCGCGCGCGCGTCGGGTCGATATGCGGCAAGGCCAGCAAGCCGACAGGCTCGCCGTCCTTCACAACTTCATGGCGCATTCAGGATTAACCGTTCAGGCTTTCGTGGCGATGGATCGCCAATAGCTTGGGCTTCCATCGCCCCTGATCGAACCGCTCGACGCGGGATTCCGTGTTGGATGCGTGAAGCATCCGTCCCGGTTCAACGACGACGCCAACGTGGCTATCGATGCCGGCGCGGCGGAAGACGAGCATGTCGAAGGGCTTTTCGGTGCCGGGTTGCACGTCCAGCCATGGCGACTTCACCAACTCACCCGCCATCAGCGCGGCGATCTGCTCGCGCTCCGGAGCATCCATCGTCTGCTGTGCGTAGCTGGCAATCTCAATGCCGAGCACGTCGCGATAGATCAGCCACAGCAGGCCCCAGCAATCGATGCCAGCGCGGGATCGCCCGGCGAATTGCCACGGCAACCCGACGTAGTCACGGGACCAGTGGGGCACCGGTGGATTTGCGGTCAACAGCATCGAACCTCCCCCCCCCTCTTGCGGCGATGGAACTCGAAGGAGTAGTTTTTGAGAAAGCTCGGGAGGGGGTCATTGTCAAAATTGTCAGAACGCCACATCGTCATTGGTGGCTTGTTCTTCTTCGCGCTGTGGATCTACGTGGCGCTACCGTTCTTCTATGCAACACCAAGCCGTAACTACTATGAGCACGCCAATGCATGCTCCACCGACGAGGGCAAGAATCACGGATTTTGGGAAAAGGCTAGTTGCGATCCCACGGCTTACTTCACGCTTTGGCTTGTTGCTTTCACGGGCGTCCTTGCCGTCTCCACCATCGGACTGTGGATCGTCACCTGGCGCGCCGGTAACCGTCAATCCCACGAAATGCAGGCCTCTATCGCCGTAGCCAATGCCGCCGCTCACGCAGCAGGTCAGTCCGCGTTTATTGCCGAGCAGACACTCTTCGCGTCGGAACGCCCATGTGTGCTGCTCGAAGTTGTGGATACCACGAACCTTGGACTCTCTATTCGGCGTTATCCATCCATGACGGTCAAGTTCGTCAATCACGGAAACTCTCCAGCGCTGATGAAGCATATCTTCATCGAGTTGCTGCACGATCCAGCAACTGAGCCCAGCATTGCCGTGTCTAATCTGCCGACTATTTATGAGGTAATTGCCGCTGGCGGCGAAACGGACCATATCGAGGTCCCGGTCAAGAATGTGCCAGCGACTAGTTATTTTGCTGGCGATGACGCGAAACGACTCGTGCTCCATGGATACCTTAAGTACGGCGACATTCTTGAGGCCATGCACACGCACCATATTTACTTGCGGGCCGGCGCGGACGCTAAAACATGGACCGAGGAAGGCGGCACAAGCTACAATTATCGCCAAACTCAACTTCCTCATGAAGCAGTTGAAATAACAGTCAAATAAATCATTGGTGGAGGACACCAAGCGCGCCAACGTTACGTTCATCTAAACAACCCCGGAAATCCGAATATCTGACCGTTCTTCGTCATTCGAAACGCCGGCCACGGTTCGGACTCGATCGGCTCGCGCGAGATGTCCAGCGACACCTGCATAGCGTTGTAAGACGCGCTGGTCGCCTTCATGACGTAGCGTTCTTCGATCTCATCTGGCGCTGACGACAGCACCACCTTGAGCACCACGTCAGCTTGCGTTCCCGGCGTCACGCCGCGCACCGTTGCCGCCATATCTTCGACGACGTTCTCAAAGATCAGCGTGGTTGACGGCGGCTTGCCTTGTTGATCGTCCGGCAGGCCAACCGACATGATGACCCATTCGTACTCTTCGCCATTGTGGACGACGCCGTAGCGCAGCGGATCCGACGAAAGCCGCTGCACTGGCTCGCTGCAAATGCGCACGGGCTCCGATGCACCCGCTGGCGTAATCTCCGCCAGCGCAACGGGATATTCGTCTGTGCTTTCTGCGTTGAAAGCCTCGCGAAACGAGACAGATTTAATAGTCATGGCAGGATGACCAGGCTGATCTGGATTCTAAACCGGCGCCCGGTCACGCGCGTATACGCTGGATCTTGCTGACCGAAATGACATAGCCACCAGGACTCTATCCGGATCGGTTCGCCGGTCTCGGTCTGCAACCACGCCCCAAGATCATCCGCTAGAGGGTAACCATCGAGTTGTTGATCGCGGAACAGGAACGGCAGAACACCCCCGGCAGTGTCTTCCTCCCAGAACCGATCGAACCGCGCGCGCTGATCCTGCGTGACATGGAGAATCCCCGTCGCCTGCCCTACCTTCGGCCCGCGTCGCCGTAGCTTGCCAATACCAGCGTCAGTCGCGGTCGACAGCCGCGTGCCGCGCGGCCCTGTCCCCAAGCTGTCGGTTATGACAGTGCATGACAATTCTTCCGGCCAAACGATAATACTCACCGACGCACTCCGACCGGCCGGGCCCCGAAATTGTTGCGCAACGCTCCGCGTGATGCTGATCCTGGGCGAGACAATGATGCCGCCACGGCCTCATCGAGTTGCACGTCGACGCGTCGATTGCCGCGACCATCGACCACCTCGCGCGCCTGCACCTTCACGCCGACGTTGTCGACGATGTTGATCGTGCTTTTCTGCGTAGCGCCCACAGTAGGCGCGATGCGCGGAATGGAGGGCGCCGCGACAGGTCCGCCGACGGCGTAACCGCGCGCGCCGCGACGCATCGCCTCGACGACATGCATCCCGCCTGCGCGACGGATATCCTCCTGCGACCAGACGTTCTCGCCGGCGTGCACGATGCCAACGGCCTTGGATTTCGGACCGGCGGGCGTTGGGCCGCCGTCGTCGAACCCGAGAACCTTCCCGATGGAGCCAATGCCACCGCTCAGCAAACCGGCAATCGGGCCGAGGATTGCCTTTTTCAGCGCGATCTTGATGAATTCCTTCAAGATCAAGTCCGTCATCGATTTGATCGCGTCCGCAACAGACTTCGTTTTCAGTACGACATCCGCCAGGTCGTCGGAAAACCGATCGAGCGAGCCGGCCAGGCTTGCATCGAGAGCCTTGCCGACGTCGGTGGATTGGCGCGCGAAGGTCGCGAGCGGTCCGTTGAGCTTCTCCAACTCAGCATACTGCTTGCCGTAGGCAGCCGCGACAGCCTCGATCTTGGCACGATGCTCGTCCGACAGCTTGATGTTGTCGAGATCGGTGCCCCCCTTCTGGCGAGCCTCCTCGCGCAGTCGCTTGAGGGCCGATTGCTGCAGGTCGAGCGCGAGCCGCCGCGCTTCCTGCTTCTCGGTATCGACACCGATGATCCGCTGCTCCTCGATCAGCGCAGCCGTGCGGTCTCTGACGCCCTGAATGTCCTGATCGAAGCGGGAATCTGCGGTGCGCGCAACCTTCTTTCCTTCGGCCGAACGGCGATCGTTGCCGGCCAGGTTGACCCTCGCCGCCTCCTTCGCCTGCGCATCCGTCAACTGCACGCTCTTGCCGGATGCGTCTTTCTTGACGCGCGCGATCTCTTCCTCGAGGGCAAGCTGGTCCTTGGTGAGTTTGCTGCGCCGGGTTGCATCGGCGATGTAATCCTTGGCGGCCTTGGCGATCTTGCGCTGCGTCTCGTCGTACTGCGCTTCGGCCGCGAACGGCGCAAACTGCTTTTCAAGCTGGTTCAGCTTGAGTTGCGTATTGAGCGCATCGAACTTGCCGGCGGCGGTGTCGATACCGCCGAGCAACGCATTCAAGTCGCCGGCGATCTTCGCAAAGGCATTCAGCCGGCCCAATTCCTCGATCGCCGCCTTCAGGCTGCTGACAGGTGCCTCACCCTTCGCGACCTCCGACAACAGCTTCTGGATCTTGGCGAGCTGCGCTTCGCCGGCCGCATCGGAGCCCTTCCATATATCGATGAATGATTGAACGGCCTGCTGCGCCGGCACCAGGGCCGCCGCCAGATCGTCGGCAACCTTCTTATACGCACCGGCAAAGGCAGAGTCGGACGACGCGCCCTCACCCACGGCCTTGACCGCCGGAGCTGCCGCCTTCGCGGCCGCCTCCACCTGTTTCAGCGCCGCCGCGTATTCCTTCGACCCGACCGTCGCGTCCTGCGTGCGGCTATAGTAGAGCGCCAGCGCCGCAGCGACGGTGCCGCCGATTAGCAGACCGAGCGGCCCGGCAGCCGCACCGATGCCGCCGATCGCCGTCGCGATGCTGGCGGTGCGCAGCGCCGCAACGAAAGCCGTCACCGCATTGGTAGCGATGCCGAGCTTGGCGATCATGCCAGCAATGGAGCGACCGACCAGTGCCGCCGCGATGATGCTCGCCACCTTCAACGTCACGTCGGCGACGCGGTCGAAATTATCGGCCAGGGCATTGAGGCCAGCCGTCAGCCTGCCGCTGGCGCCGAGCCCCTGATCGGACTGGCCGATATATTGGGTGAAGGCGTTGTTAACGCGCGTGACCGCGTCCTCGATCGTCTGGGACGTGGCATTGAACGCCCCGTCGATCTTGGACTTCGATGCCAGAATAGCCTGAAACACCTTGTCGCTGGTGAGTTTGCCTTCCTCGCCCAGCTTTTTCATCCCGGCGAGCGTGACGCCGAAATAGTCGGCGATCGCCTGCGCCAGCAGCGGCGCGTTTTCGCGCACCGACCGCAGTTCATCGCCCTGCAGCACACCGGAGCTCAAACCCTGCGACAACTGCAGGATGCCAGCCGCCATTTCCGACGCGCCGGCGCCGCCAGCCTTGAAGGCTTTGTTGACGATCTCGGTCGCCCTGGCAACGTCGTTTTCGGAATCGGCGACACCGGCCGTCGACCGCAGGATCCGCGCGTAGAGTTCGGCCGTCTCGGAAAAGCCGCTGCGCGTGTCCTGGGCGATCTGGTTGATCCCCTCCAGCGAGCGCCCCGATCGGCCAGCGACCTGACCGGCGGCGGCCACAAGGTTACCCGCCCGCGTCCATGCGTCGGCATAGGACAGGATCTCGCGGGTACCGATGGCGGCGCCGATGCCGGCAAGCGGCGCGATCAGGCTTTGCGCCATGCCGCGGCCGATGCCGTCGAGGTTCTTGTTGGCCTGACGCCAGCGGGCTTCGATGGCGCGGGCCTGCTTGTTCGTCACGCCCATGGCATCCTGCATCCCGCGCTGATACTGCTTGATATCAGCGGAGAGCTGCACCACGAGCTTTTCGAGGTCAGTTGCCATCGTTCAACCATTCCCACAGATCATCGGCCTCTTCCGCCGACAACGTCTTGTCGTCATCCGGGCAGTGCACCTTGGCCCAGCCCTCGACCGCCGCCGCGAACTGCCAGACCGACATCGCGCCGACCTGCTGAGGCGAAAAGCCTACCGCCGCGCCAGTTCCGTAGATCGCGGCGAACCTGATTTTCCCGTTCGGGAGCGCTTCGATCGGGTCCGCCGCCCGGCTTTTTTTCCGGGCTTCTCCTCGGGCGCGCCGACCAAGCCGGCGCTGAGGATGGCTTGCGCGAACATCAGGTTTTCGACCGGCGGTCGCTTCTCGACATACTCACGCGTCTTGGTCAGCGCCTCCACCGGCGTCAGGCCGCCGCCGACCAGACCGAGCCGGATCGTGTTGCTGATGTCAATCGGCTCGCAAATTTGACCCCGTATCGGCGTCCAATTTTGGGTCTGACTCACATCTGATGATTTTGCCGCCGAGCTTGGGTTCTCCAACGGGGGAATCAGCGCCATGCGAGCCGGTATTCGAATCTCGTCGCTTGTGCCGAGTGGGTTGGTTATCGAGAGCGT